ATTCAACCGGAATGAGGTTGAGAAATTAGCAGGGCTGACAACGGAGTTTAACATTGTCAGATATAAACAATTGCAAACAGAAAACGAACGCTTGCAATCAGAAAATCGGTATCTAAGAGGTGAAATTAGAAAAATCACTAGCCAAATGCTAGTGATCGTAGGAGAAGAACTATGAGATTTGAATGGAAAGTAAATCAAATAAAAAATGATTTAAAGGCAGAAAAGGAAAAATTAGTTAAAGCCTTTAGAAGCAGAAATACATTTAGAACCGACCACCCATGTTACAAAATCATTGCGAAAAGAAAGGTAGAAAGAGCAGTACAGAATATAAGAGATTATAAAAGGGAAATTGGGTATTGGAGCGTACAATGATTAAGTTATGTTACACGTTGAGAATTATCGGTGCAATTCTAGCAGTAGGTGCGATGGGTAGCCTTGAACTAGATACTATCGACTACTGGACATGGTTTTTACAAACTATGTTAGGAGTTACACTTTGGTTTTTAACTGGATATTGGCTAGAAGAAGTTCAATATTATAAAAAAAGAAAAGTCCGCTGTGAAAAGTTTTAGAAGAAGTTTCAGCGGACTTTGTGTAGAAGTATTGGAAAATACTCTACTTATATTTTAGCACAAGGAGATTTTGAATGCCAAGTTTATATGAACTAAATAAAGACTACAAAGAGTTACAAGCTATGTTAGAAGTGGCAGAAACCGAAGAGGATATGCAAGCCATCCAAGATACATTAGATATGCTTGATTGCAGCATTGATGAAAAAATCGAAAATACCGCAATGTTTATTCGCAACATTAAAGGTGATATTCAAGCGTTCAAGGATGAGGCAAAACGAATGCAAGCTAAAGCAAAGACTTTAGAAAATATGATTGAACGATTGAAAAATAACATAGATCACGTAATGAAAGAAAACCAACTAACCGAAAAGAAAGTTGGACAATTCAAATGCTACTACAAAGAAAGCGAAACAGTAGAGATTGATAACTTGGATGCACTACCTGATGAGTTTAGAAAAGTAACTATCGCAGCAGACAAAATAGCAATCAAGAAAGCAATCAAAGCAGAACAAGAAGTAGCTGGTGCAAGGATTGAAAAGCACATGAACTTACAGATTGGTTAGGTGAACGATGAAGTTTAGAGAGTTAAAAGCAAGTGAGATAGATTGCCGAATACAATCTATAGGACAAAACAAAGCAAAAGCGATTGGAGCAACAATTCTTTTATACAAAGATGCACGTGTTGATATGAATATCCTTGATGAAACTGTAGGTGCTATGAATTGGCAACGTGGACACTCTGTTATTGATGGCAACTTGTATTGTATGATTTCGATTTGGGATGAAACAAAAAGGCAATGGGTTGCTAAAAGTGATGTAGGCACAGAGAGCAACACAGAAAAAGAGAAAGGGCAGGCATCTGATAGCTTTAAAAGGGCTGGTTTCAACTGGGGCATTGGCAGGGAACTGTACACCGCACCATTTGTATATATAACATTACAAGACGGCGAATGGTACGAGGGTAGAGATGGTAAACCCAAATCAAACGCTAAATTCAAAGTAAAAGAGATTGCATATGACGAAAGCAGAAATATTGTGAAGTTGGTTATTGTAGATAGCAAAGGCAGAGTACGTTATACCTTTGGTGAAAATACACAACAACAAACACAAGAAACTGTGTACAACTGGCAAACTCTAAAAGCTAGAGCCACACAAGGTGGCATTAGTGAGGACGAGTTAGTACATTATGTAACCGAAACTTTCAAAGTAAGTAAACCAGCAGAACTAAAGCAAGACCACTACCAACAAGCATTTAACTGGGTTAATGCTAAAAGGTATGCACAACGATGAAGTGGACAACAAACAACATAGATTTAATAAGAAGTCCGCTGGGTGTAATGGTAGTAATACCAGCACCACATGACAATGATCTAGCGAAATTAGACAAAGAAAAAGAATACGTGATTGAAATCAAAAAGAAATCAAAATCACGCAGTATGAACGCTAATGCATATTGTTGGGTCTTATGTCAAAAGATAGCGGAAGTCATGAGCAATCATTCGTATATATCTAAAGAGGATGTATATCGAAAGGCTATCAAGGACTGTGGACATTTTACATATGTTCCAGTCCGAGAGGATGCAGTTGAACGCTACATAACAATATGGCAAGCACACGGCATAGGGTGGATAGCCGAAGATGCTGGTGAATGTAAAAGTATCAAAGGTTATCACAATGTAATGTGTTACCACGGCAGCAGCGTTTATAACACAAAAGAGATGGCAAGATTGATTGATTGTCTAACAGATGAATGTGAACAACTAGGTATCAAGTTAGAACCTAGTGAGTACATCCAATCTCTTATAGAGGGGTGGGAGAGTGAACAAAAGGAAAAAGAATGACGATAAACTTTACAAAATAACAAGACCACAAGCTATCGAACGAGATAGTATAGATGGCTATCCGTGTTGTGTAATATGTGGCGCACCTGCTACTGAGGTACACCACATATTGCCTAGAGGTAGAGGCGGTACAAGCGAACTAAACAACCTAGCGTGTTTGTGTAGATATTGCCATGAGAACTTAGCACACGGAGTATTTGCAAAGGAAACACAACGTAAGTTAGAAGAGAGGAATAGAAATTTATGTTAGTTAAAGACTTAATCAATAAATTAAAACGAGTTAATGAAAACAATGAAGTTGTTATTGTTGATAACTATGATAATGTTTTTTCGAAAATCGAAGTTTTAGTTGCCAAAAACGGACAAGATAAAACAAAGGAACTCGCAGTTATTGACGTTGATTTTTAGGAAAGAGGTTAGATTAGTATGAAAAGAATTGATGTTGTTGAACTATATGTTAAGAAACGCATTGAGAAATTAGAACAAACACAAGCCGAATACAAAGTAAATGAAAAAGAAATTACAGAATTGAAAGATGTGTTAGATGTAATTGAACAAACGCAACCAAAAGTTAAATGCGTAAGCAATGGTTAATGGTTAGCCTATGAGCGATAACAAAAAATATTACTATCTTAGATTAAAAGATAATTTCTTTGATAGTGATGAGTTGAAGATATTAGAAAGCATGAAAGATGGCTACTTGTACAGTAATATTCTTTTAAAACTCTATCTACGAAGTCTAAAGAATGATGGAAAGTTAGTTGTTAATGATCGCATTCCTTATAACGCAGAAATGCTGGCAAGTGTAACTGGACACCAAATAGGAACAGTTAAACAAGCACTATCAATTTTCAAAGAATTAGGACTAATTGATGTACTAGAGAATGGCGCAATCTATATGTTGGATATTCAAAACTTCATCGGTAGAGGCAGTAGTGAGGCTGATAGAAAGAGAGAATATAGACAACGAATAGAAACCGATAGGACAAATGTCCGACAAATCTCCGACAAAACTCCACCAGAGATAGAGTTAGAGATAGAGAAAGAGATAGAGAAAGAGATAGATAGTAGTGCAAGCACTACAACAAAACGCAAGCGTTTTGAAAAACCCACTCTATCTGAAATCAAAGCATACTGCATTGAAAGAGGTAATAAAGTAGATGCACAACATTTCTTTGATTATTACGAAAGTAATGGTTGGAGAGTTGGTAAAAACTCTATGAAGAACTGGCAAGCAGCGGTTAGGACTTGGGAGCGTAGCGAATACAGAAAACCTAATTCTAAAAAGAATAGCAAGGAAGATGCAATCAACGTAGTTAATAACTTGATGAATAAGTTAGGGGGTGTAGATACTGAACAACCAACAACAGACTTTGAAAGCACTATCGATGTTACAGATAGCGTGGTCTACTGATATGTCAGAGCAACGCATGATGTTGTATGTAACAAAGTTATCTAACGTAAACCCAGTTACCCTTGAACAAGCGATAAGCAATCTGATTGATAGATGTAAATTCTTACCAACGATTGCCGAAATTAGAGAGGAATGTTCCGCATTAAGTGCCTTTGTAAACGCACATGAGGAACTTCCAACCGCACAAGATGCTTGGGAAAGGGTGTATCAAGTAGCACGATCATATGGCTACGAAAAGGGTTTAGACAAATTAGATGGTTTAACAAAGCAATGTGCCAAAGCGATTTGGAAATCATTTGACCCTCAAAACGGCGATAACTTCAACGAAACATCATGTAGGGCGCAGTTTGTAAAAAACTATGAAGTGCAAGAAACAAGAGAGCGTGAACGATTAAGATTGTCTAATTCGATTAAAGACAATCACTTGCTACTTAAAGCAAGAGAGAAAGCAGAACGTGAACGTGCATTGATTGGTGCTGGTCAAAAGCAAATCGAAATGACTGCCACAGGTAACTTGGTAGAGGTAGCAAAAGAACCAGTAGATGTAACAGAAATAATCAACAAAAGCAAAATATCTGATAAAGGGAAAGAGTTATTAAAACAAGCGATAGGGGGTTAAACGTGAGGGAAAGAGTAAAAGAGTTTGATGTAAGTGTGAATGTATCATTCAATGTTAGTTTTCAAGTACTGGCTAACAACGAGGCACAAGCAAGAACCAAGATTGAAAACTTACTTGAAATCATGAGGAATGAGGCAACAGTCGATTGCCACATTCATCCTAGCTACGATGTGTTTATTGATGATGTAGAGGCTGAACTAAACCAGCTTAGTTATTGGTAAGGGGTATAAATGCTAAGTAAAAAACGAAAGATGGTAATCACTATTGAGATACCTCTAAATGTAGATACGCAAGAAGAGGCAACTCAACAAATGCAAATGATTATGAAAGCGGATGCACGTACTTTTGAAAGCCTAGAGGAAATCATCAAGGTATACAAAGGCACAATGTGTATCGAGCAAAAGATTTAAGGAGATTGATATATGAATACAGTACAAATTTTAGGTAATTTAGCACGTGATCCTGAAGTGCGCTATACGAATACAGGTAAAGCAGTTGCAACATTCACAGTTGCTGCATCTAACACTTACATAGACAGTAACAACGAAACCAAAGAACAGACTGCTTTCATTAATTGCGTAGCATGGGGAGCGCTAGGTGAAAGCGTAGGCAATTTGAGAAAAGGCAATAGAGCGTTTGTAGAGGGTAGACTTCAAACACGTAGCTATGAAACACAAGATGGACAGAAACGCTATGTAACAGAAGTTGTAGCAAACTTTGTTGGTACATCGTTAATGAATGGTGATGCTGGCACATCTAACTTTGATAGTTTTGAAAACGCAAATCAAGATGAAAACATTCCGTTCTAAGAGGTGATAAAAATGGTTGAACTAACAATTGTTATGAATTGTGGAACAGGCACATATGAAACAAAAACTTTTGAAGATAAAAAAGCATTTGAACGTGCTATACGAAATGTACAAATAGGCAACGAAACAGTAATTACTTTTACTGATGAACGAAAAAGATTTATTTCCGTATCGCCTGCGAATTGCATTATTGAATGTATAGAGTTGAAAAGGTAAATAACAATGCTAGTTAAAGATGAAACAAAATATTGTTGGTGTGAAGATGAAGTAGCTGGTGAACCGAAAGATAGCATTAAAGATGCTATCGAAGATTATTTGGAATACCAAAAAGATTTGTTTGGTATATACGATAGTGATCATGGTTATTTAGGGGAATGTGATATTGAGGAAGTAAGAATTGGAAATCCTTATTACTACGTACCTGAAGTAGATGGTGAACGAGCGATTTGGAATGTGCTTGATTATGACTTGGATGATGAAATTGCAGAATATTCAGACGATTACATGAAAGATGTTAAAAACGAACACATGGACGAACTAAGCGAAGAACTAACAAAAGTATTTCAAGCATGGGAAAAACGTCATGGGTACGAGAACAAATCATGGGTAGTGCAAGAAACAAAAACATACCTCATTGAAGATTACATCAAGGAGTGAGTATTAATATTGAATGCACCATGCAAAAACTGTGAGTACAGAGAGGTAGCTTGCCACGTTAAGTGTCCAGCGTATCGAATGTATAAACGGAAAAGGGAAACGATGCAAGATAACGCAATCAAACGAAATGATGTGTTAGCGTACCTTGGGAACAACGTAAAGAAAGTTAAGCATCGTATGAGAAAAGCAAAGTATGGATGTACTGTGATTGATTGAGGTGAATAGAAAAGAGGATGCACATTTGGGGGTTATTTGATGATGGCAATGGGTGTTATCGTCAAGCGGTAGATGAATATAACGTGAATATGGGGGGGCAACACACGATCACATCAATAGGAATTGGTGATGCGTGTATCAACCAAGACCTTGCAATTAATACGCTACATAAACCAAACGCATTATGGGAGCAGTTGGACAAGCTAGATAGACCTGATGTTATTCTAGCTAGTCCACCTTGTGAAAGCTGGAGCGTAGCAAGTGCTATGAAAGGCGGAAACGCTTGCTGGAAACAAGAAAAGGATATGACGATAAATCTATTTGGTGAATACGAGCAAGGAAGTAAATTCACAATCAGAAATCAAGCTGATTATGAAAACTACCAATTCAAGTATGATAAGTCATTCCTAACACGTATCAATGGTGAAATGTGCATATACAACACATTAAAAATTATTGAGAGGTATCAACCTAGAGTATTCGTAATAGAAAACCCAGCATATGGGCGGATATGGGAATACATCAAAAATGTAATAGGGTTTGATGTTCCTTATGAGAATTTAACCTATTACAACAACTATGATTACCCAGTTAAGAAACCAACAAAGTTTGGTAGCAATATCGATTTGAAGTTATTGAAAGATGATATAAGGAACACCATTAAATTCAATAAGTTAAATACGACTGGTATTAATCGATATAACACAAGGTCGCATATTCCGTTGGAGTTAGTGAAAGATATTTTGAAGAGATGTGAACAATATGTAGAGGGGTGATGATCATTGCCAATAAATAGCAAACAAAAAGGTGCTAGAGGTGAACGAATGTGGCGAGATGTGTGTAGGTCGCATGGGTTCGATAAAGTCCGTAGAACTGCACAGTATTGTGGTAATACAGGTGATGCCAGCGATTGTGTTGGACTGCCTAACGTACATCAAGAAGTCAAATTTGTTGAAAACTTGAATGTCCGTAAAGCATATGAACAAGCGGAACACGATGCAATCGCTGCAGACAATGGGGATATACCAATAGTCGCATGGAAAAAGAGTAATCAAAAGTGGTTAGTGGTTTTAAGTGCGGATGATTTCTTCCGTATATATAAGGAGAGTGAATGGAGTAATGGCGATTAATATGAGTGAGTTTGTGCCTGATAATAACCTTAATTGGTTAGCACTAGCAGCGTGTGTATATGGAAACATAAGTGCTGGTAGAGCGTTGTGTTGCTTAGGGTTGAAAGGTACAAAGCCATAGAAAACATATACACGTGTAAGTGATTTAGATGGAAACTCACTATTAAAAATGCATCAAGCTGGAATGTCATTAAGGGCAATCAGTTATCAAGTTGGTGCAGATTATAAAACAGTCAAACGTGCATTGATGATGTTAGGGGTGGAGTTTTGAGAGAACAAATGAAAGTAAAGTTGGTTAGTGAATATGCACAACTACCAACAAGGGGGAAAGTAAACTCCGATTTACCACAAGTATCGGCTGGGTTAGACCTATATTGTCCGTTTAGTGTAACAATACCAGCGGATAGCAAAAGGCAAATTCCGTTAGGTGTGGCGGTTGAGATACCACAAGACCACATGGGGTTATTAACACCAAGAAGTAGCATGAGTAAAACACCGCTACGATGTGCCAATAGTGTTGGAATAATCGATGAAGATTATAGAGGTGAGATTAGCATCGTATATGAAAATGTATCTTGTAAAGATTACACGATTGCTAGAGGTGATCGTATAGCACAATTAATCATCGTTCCAATTAAATTGGTTGATGTAGTAGAAGTAGATGAACTAACCGCAACCGAACGTGGTGCTGGCGGTTATGGTAGTACTGGTAAATGATTACATATTGATTACAGAATAGAAAGCTGAAAAGGAATAAATAATGTGTAAGAAAGATAGTATTATTAATGCACTATTGGTGTGTATGATTGTTTGGATGTTTATATTGTTAATAGGAATTACAATTATGATGTTCAAACATATATTGAATGGGATTGGTTAATTGTGTAGAGAATATGGGCGGTGAAATATCCGCCCTATCATAAGAGGTGAGCATGAGGATTTATAACGATATAAAACGAATTGGTATGGAAGATACTATTTATACATTGCAACGTGCGTTGACCTTTGTTTATAACGATGAATTGTTAGAGCCTAAAGTTACATATGATTTTGGTGGATTTAGTATTATCTACAAATATGGAGATATCAATATAGGTATAGAATTACCATTGATTAAATTAGAACTTTTAAATCTTACGCTAGAGCAACTTGCGTTGGATATAAAGAAACAAGTTATATCACAATATAGATATGAAATAGATAAACAATATGGGGGTGTGTATGATTAATTTAGAATTGTTATCTAGTGCTTTAACAATCGTTATTGGTGATACAATCTGTAAACCTAAGATTGAAAGAGAGGACGGTAGCATAAAAATTATATATAAATTATCAACTGTAACTATTACAGAATTATCAACAATGTTTGAAATAGAACATTGCATGAGGTTGGACTTTTTTGTTGATAAAATAAGACTTAAAATCAAACATCAAATATATAATTCGTTATCAGTAGGGGAAATCAATGGAAATGTTAAATTATAGTGGATATGTTGAACATTCCGACTTTTACATCGCACCTCAAAGCTACCAAGATGCATTTGATTTCTTGTGCCAGCTTGCATTTGAGAGCGAAGAAACTGTGTTCTATATAGGCAAAGCCATTGAGTATGATAAAAGCTATGGCTTTGATGAAGATGATAACTTTTATTTAGAAGATGAAGTTAGGTTTGAATGGAACGAGGAAAAAGGAGAGTGGATAGA